CGCAATCCTCCGCGCAGCGCTGTGTACATCATGGACAGCACCACCGCTCTTGCCTTGAGCCTGATGATGAACCCTCTGGGTCAGCGCGAGTTCCCTGGCATCAGCATGAATGGTGGCGAGTTCATGGGAGTGCCGGTGATCGTGTCGGATTACCTGCCGGTCACCAGCAACGGCAGCATCGTGGTGTTGGTCAATGCTGCGGACATCTGGCTCGCCGACGACGGCCAGGTTACGGTCGACGCGTCGCAGGAAGCGTCGCTGCAGATGCTGGACAACCCGACCAACAACTCGGCGACGGGCACCGCCACCAGCATGGTCTCGATGTTCCAGACCAACAGCACGGCATTCCGTGCCGAGCGTTACATCAACTGGCAGCGTCGCCGCGCGTCTGGCGTGGCTTACCTGACCGGTGTGAGCTGGGGCGCGGGTTCGTAATCCACAGCGAGAGATGGCGGTGAGGGCTTCGGCCTTCACCGCTTTCGTGCGTTTACATGCCCAGGTGAGGACACAATGACCAAGGTCGAAATCGAGAAGCGCGGTCGCGTGGCAAAGGTTCACCCGCGATTGGCCGACGTGCTGGTGCAGCGTCACGGCTATCTGCGGCGTGACATGCAAGCGCAGCTGCCGCCCAGCCCAAAGCGGGAAGAGCTGGAAGCGGATGAAAAAAAGGCGCGGAAGCAGGCCGCCAAAAAGGTCGCAGACGATAAGAGGCCCGCGGAAGCCAAGGACAACGACTGATGACCGGCTTCTCACCCCGTGAACTGGCAACGGAGGCAGGCGTCCGTAAGTATGGTGTGGGCTATCTGCGTAGCCTGTCGCCCGTCGCTGCGCCCGCGGGGCGAGAAGGTTGGAGCCCGCTGACCATCCGCGAGCCGTTCTCTGGCGCTTGGCAGCGCAACATTGAAGAGCGGCAGAGCACAGTGCTGTGCTATCCGACGCTGTACGCATGCCTGAACAGGATCGCGTCCGACACTGGCAAGCTGCCATTCGTTCTGAAGATCGAGGACGGCAACGGCATCTGGTCGATCGACAACGCGAACACCGCCTACTGGCCGGTGCTGCGCAAGCCGAACGCCTACCAGACCGCGCAGCAATTCCGCGAAGCCTGGATGCTGTCGAAGCTGATCCAGGGCAACACCTACGTGCTCAAGGGACGCGACGATCGCCGCGTCGTGACGCGGCTGTGGGTGCTGGACCCGTGCCGGGTGCAACCGATGGTGTCGGAAAGCGGAGACGTCTTCTACCAGATTAACTACGGCATCGGGGAGAACCTGCTGCCGGCGAACTACCTCGGCGATCAGCTCATCGTGCCGGCGAGCGAGATCATCCACGACCGGATGAACTGCTTCCATCACCAGCTGATCGGCGTGCCGCCACTGTGCGCGGCACACTGGCCGGCTGTGAAGAACCTCAAGATACTGAAGGACTCCACGACGTTCTTCAGCAACGGGGCGAATCCTGGCGGCATCCTTACGGCCCCGGCCGGCATGACGGATGAAGACGCCAAGGGTGTGAAGGAATATTGGGACACCAACTTCCACGGCTCCAACGCAGGGAAGGTGGCGGTTATCGGCGCGGACATGAAGTTCACGCCGTTCGCCTTCAAGTCTGCGGACAACCAGTTGGTCGAGCAGATGCAATATTCGGACCAGCAGATCACGCAGCCTTTCGGGATCCCGCCGTTCAAGATCGGGATCGGCGCGATCCCGGCCGGCATGAAGGTCGACGACATCAATCAGCTGTACTACTCCGACGCCCTGCAGACCCACATCGAGGCGATGGAGGCCCTGCTGGACGAAGGCCTTGGGATCAGTCGGCCGCGCGGCGTCGAGCTGGATTTGGAGCCGCTGCTGCGCATGGACGTGGGTAAGCAGGCAGACGTGCACACCAAGCTGACGGGTGGCGGGATCGAGACCCCGAACGAGGGCCGCAAGGCGTTTAACCTGGCGCCTCTTGTGGGCGGCGATACCACATACATGCAGCAGCAGGACTACCCACTGGACCAAGTGCGTCTCAACAAGATCGAGCAGGCACCGGCTCCGGAGCCAGTGGCGGAGCCGCCCGCCGCAGCCGATGCGCCAGAAGACACGGACGAGGTTCGCGAGTTGCGTCAGCAAGTTTTCATGATGAAGGCCCTCGCGGCCGCCCGAGCCGAGGTGCTTTGCAATGACTGATCCGATCCAGTTCGGTAAAGAGATTGGGAATATCATTCGCGAAGCTCTAGGGCCAATTCAGCGCCGTCTCGATCTTCTGGAGCAGCGCGCTCCTGAGAAGGGAGAGCCTGGTGAAGCCGCCCCGCCTGTGGATAACGATGCAATTGCGGATGCGGTTATCGCTGGATTGCTTGGCACAGACCGTTTGCAGACGTTAGTCGATCTTGCTGCGACCGAGGCGGTAGCGAAGCACTTCGAAGCCAACCCGGTTCGCGACGGGAAGGACGCCGACCCGGCTTTGATCGAGGCTGCTGTTGAGAGGGCTGTGGCTGCCATTCCGGCTCCCCGCGATGGCAAAGATGCACAGCCTATCACCGAGGAGCAGCTGGCGGCCCAGGTTGCCAAGCATCTGGCCGCGCATCCGCCGAAAGACGGCATCGACGGCGTGGGCCTGGCTGGCGCGATGATCGACCGCGGCGGGGAACTGGTCGTCACCACTACCAAGGGAGAGGCGATCAAACTCGGGAAGGTGGTCGGCGATGACGGGCGGGACGGTCTGAGCTTCGAGACGGCACGCGGGGAATACGACTCGGAGCGCGGCTTTGTCATCACGCTTGGAGCCGGCGAGCGCTGCAAAGAACTTGTGTTGCCTTACATGGTCCATCGCGGGTTCTGGCGCGAAGGTTTGGCCACTAAGGCCGGCCAGTCCATCACCCACGACGGCGCGCTGTGGATCGCCAAGCGCGACAACGCCTCGCGGCCGTGCTTGGAGAACGAGCAGGACTGGGCACTGGCAGCGCGGAAGGGCCGCGACGGCAAGGACGGCAAGAGCGTGCGCGTACCGGCCGAGCCGGTGAAGCTGGGAAACGACAATGGCTGAGTTCGTGACTGCGGATGAAGCCAGGGAACAGCTGCGCATCGACAGCGATGCCGATGACGGCTGGTTGGCCATCTGGATCCCCGCCGTTTCCGCCTCGGTGGCCGCGTGGCTGAAGCAGGAGTGGCGCCTGTACGTGCTGCTGCGCGACTCGAACGGCGACTTGGTGCGCAACAGCGCCGGAATACCTCTTCCAGCCGAGGACAGCGACGGCGCGCCGATCCTGCATCCGGCGGTGATTGCCGCCACCCTGCTGGAACTGGCCTCCCAGTACCGCTATCGCGAAGGTGAGGGCGAAAACACGGTGCCTGCTGATGCCGGCCACGGCTACGTGCTCTCCAGGGCCGCCACGGCGCAGCTGGCGCCATTGCGACGCACGACGGTGGCCTGATGAGCAACGTAGCGGCGGGCGAACTGCGGCACCGGGTGCTGATCCAGCAGCAGGAGACGACGAGGGACAGCGACGGCGTGTCCCAGACCGCATGGGTGGATGTGGCGGAGGTATGGGCGTCGGTAGAGCCGCTGTCGGCACGCGAGTTCATCCAGTCGAGCCAGACCCAAGCGGCGGTGACGGCACGCATCACCATCCGCTACCGCGCCGGCCTGGCGCCGACGATGCGGATCCTGCACCGCGGCCAGGTCTACAACATCGCCGGCCTGTTGCCGGACAAGGCGTCGGGGCTGGAGTACATCACCATCCCCGTGTCGGCCGGGGTCAACGACGGCCAATGATCGAGTTCGACCTTCTGGGACCAGGCCCGAGCGCATCGGCAAGCCTGGCCGAACGGCTGCGCGGGCGCCGTGTCGGCGTGGTCGGCAACGCCTTCGAGCTGGCGCCGTGGGCTGAGTTTCTGGCCGCCAGCGACCGGCATTGGTGGGACAAGTACCCGGCGGCGCGCGAGTTCGCTGGTGAGCGCTATAGCGGTCATCGGATGAGTGGAGTTCAGCAGCTGCCTAGCGCAGCCACAAACTGGAACAGCGGCGTGCTGGCGCTGGCGGTCGCGGCGCATCTGGGCGCAACGCTGGTGCGCCTGCACGGTTTCGACATGCACGGCACGCACTTCTTTGGCCCGTATTCCAACGGACTTACCAACACCGCGCCGGCGCGGCGCGAGGTCCACAAGCATCAGTTCGCCCACTGGGCGAGGCAGAACAGACACGTTCGGGTGGTGAATTGCACGCCCGATTCAGCCCTAAGGTGTTTCGAATTCGATGAGCAGACTGCCCCTTAACTCGGTGCGCGGCCGCATCCGCGCCTATATCGAGCGCCATGCCGAAGAGCTGGGAGACGACGTGCTGGAGGTCGGCAGCCGCATCCACGACCCGGCCGCGTGGTGGTGCACGAACCGCGACTTAGCTTGTGGGCAGTGGACCGGCATCGACATGCAGGCGGGCGAGGGCGTCGACCAAGTGGCTGACATCCACGACCTGCCAGCAGAGTGGTCGGGCCGCTTCACCGGCATCGTCTGCTCAGAAGTGCTGGAGCATGTGGCCCGGCCTTGGCTGGCGTTACCGGAACTGCGCCGCGTGCTGCAGGGAGGAGGGCTGCTGGTGGTCACCACGCTGTTCGCCTTCCCCGAGCACGGCTACCCCGACGACTACTACCGCTTCAGCCGAAGCGGTCTGCGCCTGCTGCTGGAGGATGCGGGCTTCAGCGACATCGCCACCGAGTACGCTGGCGAACTACCGATCGAGCTAAACGACCACGGCGAGCGCGGCGTGGCCCGCCGTCGCCTGCCGATGCACACCTTCGCGGTTGCGCGGTGCTGACGCTGCTGACAGCCACCGGCGCGCGTCCGGCCGCCTGGGCGTTGTGCGAGCGCTGGATGGCGCGGCAGGACTATGCCGGTCCAGTGCGCTGGATCATCGTGGACGACGGCCAGGAGCCGCAGCCGGTGACCTTTCATCGCGATGGTTGGCGGCTGGAGCTGATCCGTCCGTCGCCATACTGGACGCCTGGCCACAATACGCAGGCGCGCAACTTGCTCATGGGGCTGGCTGCGGTCGACCACAGCGAGCGGCTGGTAATTTGTGAAGACGACGACTGGTATGCCTCCGACTGGCTAACCACCGTCGACCAAGCGCTGGGCCGGGCCGAGTTGGTCGGCGAGCACCGCGCCCGCTACTACAACGTGCAGCAGCGCCGCGGCCGGCAGTTGGCGAACACCGGCCATGCCAGCCTGTGCAGCACCGCGATGCGTGGCAGCGCGCTGCAAGACTTCGCCGCGGCATGCGATGCGCGCCCGAAGTTCATCGACCTGGAAGTTTGGCGACGCTCGCGGGGCCGCTACCTGTTCGGCGGCCACCGTGTGGTCGGCATCAAGGGATTGCCGGGTCGCGGTGGGATCGGCATGGGGCATGCCGACGATTTTGCCGGCCAGCCTGATCCCGATGGAACCCTGTTGCGGTCCTGGGTTGGGGAGGACGCGGAGGCCTATCAGTGGCTGACGGGCTGAAAATCCAAGGCATCGACGGCGTGCTGGACCTCCTGCGTTCGCTGCCGCCCGAAGTGGTGAGCAAGCGTGGAGGTCCGGTCAAGTCGGCACTCGCGAAGGGCGCGCGGTTCCTGCGCGACAAGGAGCGCCAGAACCTGCAGGCGGTGCTTGAGCCTGGCGATGAGTCAACCGGCCTGCTCGCCGAGAACATCATCGCCAGTCGCGGGAAGGCGCCGATTGGGGGGAAGGGGGAGCGCTACCTCGTCCGCATCAAGCGAAAGATGTACCCGGGCCGAAAGGGTGAGCAAGTGAGCACTCTGAAATCGGCACAGCTAAAGGAATACGGGTCGGTGAAGCAGCCGGCCCGCTCCTTCATCCGTCGCACGGTAATTGCGGAAGGCTCCCAGACCATCAATGTGGTCGTCACTGAGCTGGTTGCTCGTGTCGACCGGGTTGTGAAGAAGCTTGCACAACAAAACAAGGGCCGCTGATGTTCCCCAAGGTCTACCGCACCATCCACACGCCGGCCGTGGCCGCGATCGTGGGCGACCGCATCAGCCGTCATAGCGAGATAGCACAGACCGAGACGCGTCCTTACATCACATGGCAGATTGTAACGGGGCAGCCCTACGACAACCTCAGCGACACGCCATGCGGCGACTTCACAATCGTGCAGTTTGACGCCTACCACTTGACGGATGCAGGCGCCGAGCAACTGGGGATAGCAATCCGCGCCGCGCTGGATGCCTCTCTCATCTGCAACAGGGTCGTGATCGACAACCGCGACCCCGAAACCAAGCTGTACCACGTCGGCATTGAGGCCGACTTCATCGACCAGCGCTGATCGCTGGAATATCCACCCACAGCCGCCGAAAGGCGGCTTTTTCATTGAGGAATCGAAATGACCGCTGGAACCCTTCGTACCCAGGGAACCGAGCTTTACCTTGTCGACAAGCTGAGTTCCAGCGTGGAGCAGGTCGTCAAGTTCGCGTGCCCGACTGGCATCACCGGCATCGGCGGTGGCACCAAGGATCAGCTTGAGGACACCTGCCTCGACAACGAGACCGACAAGAGCTACAAGGCCGGGCTCGGTAATCCGAACGCTATCTCGGTGCCGTTCAACTTCATCCCGTCCAGCTTCAGCCATCAGACCTTGTGGGATCTCAAGGAAAGCGGGGAGAACCAGGAGTGGATGGTCGGATTCTCGGACGGCCGCGGCGTTGCACCGACGCTTGACAGCGAGGGCCACTTTGTACCGCCGCCGTCGCCGCAGCGCACCACCATCGGCTTCGACGGCTACGTGTCCGAGGTCAACATCGACGTTGCCACGAACGAGATCGTGCGCGGCACGCTGACCATCCAACGCTCCGGCCCGGAACGTCCGTTCTGGAACGGACCGGAACCGACCTGACCCCTACGACGTCGGCTCTGCGCGGCGAGTTGCTGCGCATCCGGCGTCCCACTCATCACGGCAGAGATGCATGGACAAAAAGCTTCTTCTCACCCCTTCCACTGCGATCGAGCGCGAGATCACGCTTGCGGACGGGCAAAAGCACAACACGTGGTTCAAGCCCGTCACCGGCGGCGAGTTCTTCCGCTTCCAGCGCGACACGCGTTCTGAGGACGAGAACGTTCGCATATTCGCGATGCAGCGCCTGATCGCCTGCAGCCTGTGTGAGGACGCACGCGGCCGTCCGACGCTCACGAACGACGAGGCCAAGGCCCTATCGATCGACGCGATCAATGTCCTATTCCCTCACGTGATCGCGGTATCTCGCACGGTGGAAGAGGAAAAAAAAGACTCGCCGAGCGCGGATCTGAGTGGTTCCGCCATGTCCTCGCCCTAGCGCTCGGCAAGAGCCTGGTTGAGATCGACGCGCTGCCACAGGCTGAAATCGACGCCTGGCGCAACTACCACACGTTGTTCCCCATTGACGACCTGCATCGAATCCACCGCCCGGCTGCTGTCATGGCCGCCTCTAATGGCGCGAAGTTCGAGGCGACGATGGATTTCCTCGCGCCTGACCCGGCATTCGCCGGGTACGAAGACGCTGACATAGCCACCATGCGGGCCTTCGGCCTGCGCCCGCCCATCAGGACCTAAACCCATGGCAGCAGGTTCCATCGTCATCGATCTGCTGATGCGCACCGGCAGCTTCGTCACCGACACGGATCGGGCGTCGAAGCGGCTGAAGCAGTTCGAGCGGGAGGCCAAGGACGCTAGTACGGCCATCGGTGCGGCCCTGGCTGCGGCTGCAACCGCGACGGCCGCCATCCTGCAACAGTCCGTCAACACGATGGACGACATCAGCAAGGCGGCGCAGCGCTCCGGCACTACCACGGAAGAGTTTTCCAAGCTGAGCTATGCCGCCGGCCTGGCCGATGTGGCGATGACCGACTTGCAGACCTCGCTGGGACGCCTGACGAAGGCTCAGGCTGAAGCGCTCGATCCTGCTTCGCAGCAGGCGAAGATTTTCAAGGCGCTGGGGATCGAGGTGACCGACGCGGCCGGCAACCTCCGCAGCTCCACGGACGTGTTCAAGGACTTCGCGGATGTTTTCGAGGAGCAAAAAGGCTCTCCGGAGATCATAGCTACAGGCCTGAACATCTTCGGGCGCAGCTTCCAAAACCTGATCCCGCTGCTGAAGGACGGGTCGAGTGGGCTCAAGGATGCTGCCGATGAGGCAGCCGCATTCGGCCAGGTCATCAGCACCGAAGCCGGGGCCAACGCGGAGGAGTTCAACGACAACCTAAGCCGCATGAAGCTGTTCGTCACCGGCGTGGCAAATGCGGTCGCAGCTGATCTCCTGCCCGATCTAGTCGACCTGCAGAACAGATTCCTAGATGGAGCCCGCGATGGCGAGAAGCTGCATCAGGTAGCAGACGATGTTGCGAACGTCTTCCGCGTTCTGGCTGGAGCGCTGGAACTTGCCTCGATCCCCTTGAAATGGCTGGACGACAGGATCCAAGGGACGACAATCGCCATGCAAGGCATGGCAGAAATTGCAAGAGGCGTCATCGGTCTTGATTGGAAGAAGATTGTAAACGGAACGTCACTGACCCTTGATGCATCTATGCTTGCAGGATTTGGTGATCCTCTGGAGAACGAGAAAGCCCAGAAGAAGCGCCAGCGCGGCACCATTTCTAGACATTCTCCGGGAAGGACTCCAGCTGATACACAGATAGACTTCACAGACGTCTTCAATCCTCCCAAGTCGCCTAAGTCTGGGTCGAGCGGCAAGTCCGACGCCGAGAAGGCGGCCGAAAAGCTTGCAGCAGCGTACAAGAGAACAAATGAGCAGTTGGAAGAGCAGATCGCGCTAAACGGAAACAACAGCGCGATGGCCAAGCTCGCGTTCGAGTTGCAGAGCGGCGAACTTTCGAAGCTCAGTGAGGCGCAGAAGCAGGACCTGAGTGAAAAGCAGGCGAAGGTTGATCTTCTGGAGTTGGAGCGCGCCGCGCAGAAAGAGGTTAACCAGCAATCCGAGGACTACGCCCGCGCAGTTGAAGACCAAGCCAAGTCATTTCAAGCCCATGCCGCTGATCTTCAGTTTGAGATCGATTTGCTTGGAAAGAGCAACAAGGAGCGCCAGCGCGAGATCGAGCTTCGCTATCTTGGTGTGGGGGCAACTGAGGCCCAGCGCGAGGCCATCGGGCGACTGTCGGATCAGCTATACGAACAAGGCGAGGCGATGCAGCGCAGCATCGACCTACAGGATGACTTCCGCGATTCGTTCTCAGACGCGGCGAAGGACCTGATCAGCGGCAGCTCATCGGCCAAAGATGCGTTGCTGGACTTCCTTGATTCCATCAACGACCGCCTAGCCCGCATGGTGGCTGACGGCTGGGCCGACAAGCTGTTTGGCAAGCAAGGCGAGAACGGAGGCGGTGCGATTGGAGGATGGCTGTCTTCGTTCGCCGGCTCTTTCAGCGGCAAGGGTGGTGCAGCGTCGGGCGCTTCA